GAGCCAGCCCGAGCCTGCTGGTGTCAAGACCCTGAGAGCGTCCGCGAATTTCGATTCTACGCCCTCAACAGCTACGCCCAAAAGCTCCCACCCGGCTGGATAGGCCAGATCCACAACCTCACATCATGGACCCATCAGGAATCACCGCAATGAACCTCTTAAATAGCGAATTTTGGGGAATCCCCTACGCCCTTTGCCTGCTTGCGATGGCCGCCGCTTGCTGGGTGGGCTGCCACCATATCGCCCGAGAGATTTTCAAAACCAAACCCACCAAAATTATTGGCTGTCTCGTTCTGCTTTCCATGTGTGCGGTTGTTGCGTTTGTAAATCCCGCAACCCCGCCACGCGTTAAAAACGCCATGGCAAAACAAGATTTGCTCACGCTCATTTCACAGTGGGAGCGCGGCGACCGCGCAGCGTTGGAAAAATGGTTTTCCAATGCCCCAAAGAAATTTTACGAGGAATGATGAAACCCTTCCAAGCCGCCTATTTCCTAGCTCTAGCCGCCATTCTCACCGGTTGCGCCACCCAGCCCGACCCCCGCGAGACCTACGCACCCCGCGCCATCGCCGCCCATCCCCCCATGGAAATTACGATCCACACCAGCCCACCCGGCGGAATCGTGGACTGGAATGGGAATGTCCTCGGCGCGGCCCCCGTCGTCTTAAAAATCCGCCCCGACACCACATTCGGCGGCCGACCCCGCTGGCCCGAGACCGGAGCCTTAACCCACTATTTCCGCGCCCGCTGGCCAAGCGGAGCCCGCGCCTATGAGATTTTCCAGCCCTCCGAAATGCCCCCGCAGCACATCGCCATTGTCAGCCCCGGAGCCGCCAATCCCCTCCTCGATTCCCTCCGCGCCGACGCCCGCACCCTCACGCAGAAAAAATCCCGATAATCCCGCGAGCCCCATTCTATCGGCTTCCGCGCCTGTCAACAAAAATCTTCAAAAAAAGTTTCAGCAAAAAACAAAAATTCCCTTGCACTCCTTTTGTTTCTTTATAGATTCAAAACCAAGCGAGCCACAACAGGCCCGCCACGGTCCAGCGAATCTGGAAAAAATAAAGACCTCGGCCCGGCGAATCCGGGAACTAAAAAATGCAAAGACTAATCACCAAAGCCGCCCGCCTTTCCTCGCGCTACCGGCCAGAACATTGCACCGAAACCATGGAAACAGCCCAAGGCGTTGTTTATTACTCCCCCGACAAGCGGCACGCCATCGCCTACAAAGGCACAGCAGGCCGACCCACTTGGAATTATCGCTTTTCAAACCCCCAACAATGCGAGCGAGAAATTGCCAGCTTCTTCAAAAACCTAGAAGAAAGCGCCGCCTATCGCGCCAAACGAGCCGAAGCCACCCGCGCCGCTCGAACTAACGATATTGGAGAAATCTATAACCGCGCCCGCGCCTCTGGTTGCATTTCCTGCCCCGAAGCCGCCACCCTCATTCGCCACCAGCTCCGGATCGAGTTTCCACAGACAAAATTCAGCGTCACATCCGACAACAACTCAATAAACATTTCTTGGACAGACGGCCCAAGCTCACGAGCAGTCGAGGACATCACTAAAAATTACCAATTCGGCGGCTTCGATGGCATGATTGACATGGCCTACCACATCGACCGTTGGCTCTACCAAGACGGCACCATGAGCCTTGCACACACCCCCGGCACCGAAGGCAGCTTAGGCGTTTATTCCGAAGCCATCGGCTCCCCACTGCGCGGCGATGCTGTTCTAGTCACCTCCGGCCCCCGCTACACATTCACCCACCGCGCCAGAAGCTTCGCCGCCGCTCTAAACGACGCCCGCGAGTATTGCACCCGTTACGGCGTGCCCCTCCCCGATCAAGCCGCCGCCAATGAAAACGCCCTCTGGAATTGGCTGCATTCCACATGGCACAACAACGCCAGCATCTCCCAACACATCCACCGCGCCACCGAGGAAGCAGCGCACTAACCGATCCCCAGAACAACCCAACCAAAAAACCAACCAAACCAACCCAAAATATGAAAATCGAAAAATCACAACTCACGGCCGCCCTTGCCGCAGCCATTAGCGACATTGCCGAAAACGGTGTTGCTCGCCCGCACAACCCCGCCATCCTCATGGATGGAACCAGCGGGCGGATTAGTTACGGCTCATCACTCACCAACATTTACCCGGAGGATCGCATCCTCCTAGATTTGCAAGAGGGCGTCGGAGCCTATGAATGCAACGCATCCGACGACATTCACGCGGTCGCATCACAATGGGCCGCCGACATCATCGACGACCTACAGCGCGAAATCGACGAGGAGGACGCAAAATGAAAACCACATATTCACTGCTAGAAATTGCCAAATACCGCGACACCTACACGGACGAAAAAGGCGAAGAAGCCGCAAACTACAATTTGCCAGAAGGCTGGCAGATCGGCTGCATCCTCGGCGAAATCACGCCAGGAGATTGGACAGCCATTAAAACCACCGCCACCGAAACCCTCGAACAAGTCATCAAAATTACCAAATGAAAACCGAAATCAAATTCGAAACCGTCGGAACGAGGGCCGTTGTCTCAAAGAAAATCACTCCCGAGCAGGCCGCCGAAATCATGCAGAAAAACCCACACATTAGCCAGGTGGACACGCCCGCCGGATATTTCCCGAGGCCCAAGCCATGACCCCCGAGCAACTCACCCGCGCCGCCTCCTCGATGGAGGCGGCGCTTCATCGTCTCGACCTCCAGCCCGGCCACACCACCGAGGCCCAGCTTGTCCAGGACGACGCCGAGATCCTGCCCGCCCTGGTGGACGGCCAGCCGGTAACTACCCCCGAGCCCAAGTAAAACAAGGCGGACAGACGCAAAAAATTCATTGAACCCACCCCACCCCATTAGAAATTCAGCCATGCCCACAATCGAACCACACGGCAACACCGGCAACCGCCACGCCGCCCGCGACCCCGAAGCCGAAAACATGACTGCCAAAGTCCTCTTCTTCTGCTACCCCGAAGAAAAAAACGCCTGGGTCCGCGCCGCCAAGCCCGAAAAATTAAGCGCCTGGATACGCCAGCAACTCAACCAAGCCACCGGCCGCCCCACCCAACCCACCGAAGAAGAACGCCGCCGAATCAAAATGTAAAGTGGCGACCAAAGTGGCAGACGCACAATCTAAATTATTGCAAAATAATGATAGATTCAGAAACTACGGATCAGAAGGTTGAAAGTTCGAGTCTTTCCGGCTGCACTCCCCTCACCCCCTCAAAGTGGCGACCATTTCCGGTTTCACTAGGTAACTTGTCAGAAACTTTCTAGATTTTGACTGTCTAATGCGTTTACCCCATCCAAAGAATTTCAGATTGAAGTGGCGACCAAAGTGGCGGACAAAAGTGGCGACCCCATGAGAAAACACAACGAGGTTTCGGTTTACTGGAAAGACTCCCGCAATGGCTGGTATTACCGCGTGCAGATCGACGGCAAGCGGGTCGAGAAGGCCACGGGGGTTTCGATCAACAACAAGGCGGGTCGAGCGGCGGCGGAGGCGAAGGCTAAAAAGATCGCCGAGGGATTGCGCTCGGGCAACGAGGAGGAGCTGGCTAAGGTCGTCCGGCGGCCAGGCTATGCCACGGCGGGCGAGATCGTGGACCGGTTTAAGCTCCACGGCCCTGGCGGATCGGCGGTGAAGGCTGCGAGCGGCTTTGCCAAGTATGTCGCCGAGGCGAGCGGCAAGGCGGATTGGCGCGGCGTGTCCTCTCATTTGGTGCTCACGGCTCCGGTCTTGAGGAATTGGATCACGGCGCGGATGGCGTCGGGCTGCACCGAGGCGGGCGTGAGGTCGAGCGTGCAGACGGTTAAGCAAGTGGTGGCCCAGCGCCGAATGCACCTCTTCGCGGATTTGACGCTGCCGGATTTGACCGAGTTCTGGAAAGTCTCGGGCGGAAAAGCCCAGGATCAAAGCTACGAGCCCATCCCCCGCGACATCCTGCGGCGGATGGATGCGGCGGCGAGGATTCCCCTGCGGCGGGAAAATCCCCGCGTGTGGGCGATTTACTGGCTGATGCGGCGGGCGGGGTTGCGAAACTCCGAGGTGGCCAAGCTCCGGTGGGATTGGGTGGATTGGCTTCCCAACAAGAGCGGCGTGGATTTGGTTCTCATCAAGCGCCCTGACTTTCACAGCAAAAATGGAAAATATGGCCGCGTGCCTGCGAATCTCCGCTTGATGCGGTTGATCCAGGCCGCGCTTGGCGAGGGCGAGTATGTGATTCCCCGCGCTCACAAGACCGAGGCCGACGACCTGACGCACGACGGCATCAATGATTTTGTGCGGCGCTTCATCCCCGACGGGGCGAAGGGAGCCTATAATCTGCGAAAGGAATACGGCAGCCGCATCGCCCAGCGGGACGGCCTGGAGGTGGCGGCGAAGCTGCTGCGCGACTCTATGGATGTCGTCGAGAAGCACTACCACGCCCTGCTGGAAAGGCCGAAGCCGCTTTAATTACCCTCGGGGCTGGAAAAATCTGGCCGAGGGGGTGGGCAAAAATTACGGCCCGACAGGGGCGAGCATGTCGGATTGGGTGGCGGCGCGGTTGGCTTGGATGGCGTCGTATTCCTGCTTGGCGCGGGTCTTGAGGTCGGGGCGAGACAAGAGGATGCGGTATTTGGCGGCGGTGCTGGCTTTCTCCAGGGCGCGGGTCATGGCGCGGGCTTTGGCGTCCCAGGTGGCTTTGTCGTAGCGGGGATCGGAGAGGACGAACTTTTCCAGCGCGGCGATGCTGAGAGCTCCCATGTCTTTCTGCATGGCGCTGATTTCTTCGGAGGTGAGGCGGACTTTGACGCCTTCGACGGTGAACTCCGGTTTGACCTGGTTGGGGATGGCTCCGGCCTCGGCAGTGTATTTGTAAACCTGGCTCATCTCGGTGAGCGCTGGGCTGCCTTTGATATAGGAGACCATCGAGGGATTGAAGAGGACATTGAAAAGAGTGTTGCTGTCCTTGGCCCAGCGTTCGACGGGTTGCCCGGTGATGTCGTATTTCGGCGGGAGGGTTTGGCTTTGGCCGGGGAGTTGCGCCTTGAGTTCGTTAATGAATTGCCGAGCTGGGGAGCTGTCGCGGGTTTCGCGGACGGCGTTGTCGGTGAGTTGCATCCATTGCCTTGCGGCGGTGGGGATGAAGGTGCCGGGGGCATCGGCGGCGGTTTTGAGGAGTGCGCCAGGGATGTTGTCGTAGCCGACATCTCGGGCAAATTGATTGAGGCCGGTGAGGAGAGGCTGCTCGATCAGGGAGTTCATGGCTCCGGTGGCTGCGCCGCCTGCGTAGGCGAGCCAGTTGAGGCCGGTGGCGGCGAGGCTTTGCTTCTTGCCTGCGAGGATGTCTTGCTTGATGGCTTCTTGATTCTCTCGGGAGTAGGCTCCCATGGCGACGCCGATGGAGAGGGGCTGTGCCCAATCGTAGCTTTCTGTTCTGTCATGAAGCTGTTGCTTCTGAGGGGTCCAGAAATTCCCGGTCATGAGGGCACGCTTGAGCGCATCGACATTGAGCTTGTAGGTGCCCCAACCCATGGCGCGGTTGAGGTTTCGCTTGTCTTCATCTTTGGCATCTCCACCAGCGGAGATGATGCCGAGGTGGGCGAGCCAGTAGCCGGTGGCGACGAGGCCGGTGGTGCCGACGAGGGCGCGGGAGAAGGAGTCGGTGAAGGCTTTCTGGTCGAACTCGCGGGAGTTGGAGAGCATCGGCGCGAGGCTTTGGTAGGCGGTGTTGATGAATCCAAGCGGGGAAAATTCCACAGCGCGGGTGAGGATCGAGCCGGGGACTTGGGTAAATTTCATCAGCAGGGAGCCGATGCCCCAGCGTTGATTGAAATTAAGGACGCGGCGGAGCCCGCCGAGTGTGCGGCTGGCGGCGTTGTCGTCTTGGTAAATGGCGCGGCCAGCATCCATGCGGGCGGCTGTCACCATGTCAGTATCAGGAGCGAGCATGGGGTTGCCACTTGCGGCGGCAGCTTTCATGCGGGTGTCGAGGCTGGCGCGGAAGGCGGATTCGTAGAAACCTCGGTCGGAGATGGAGAGGACGGCTCCAAGTGTTGTTTCAAGGTGACGAAAAACTGGAGCTGTGAAGGTGGGGCCGCTGAGGGCGGAGATGTCGGAGGCGTTGTATTTGCCCGAGGATTGCAGGCGGCCGAGGCGGACGAGGGTATCGACGCCCTCAGCGATGCTGCCGATGCGGCCACGGCCTTCGGAGCGGGCGAAGTCGTAGCCTGCTTTGATGTCCCCTACTCCGGCTCCGAGGCCCATGAGGCGTTCACCGAGTGAAAGCCCTGTGCGGGTGCGCTGGCCGGTCCCCAGGGAAACCAAGGCATCCATGGGCACGGAGACGGCATCGGCGGCCAAGTCTGCTCCTGCCATGAGAGCGTTGCCAATCACATTTCGATTGACCGTTTTGGGGTTCAGCAGCATGGCGATGGTCTGAATGGTGTCCACTTTATCGAGGAAGCCCGGCGGCATAAAGTCGCGGTAAACGACATCGAGGGCTTCAGCGGCTTTGACGAGCTTGATGCGGGGGTCGGTGGCCTTCTCGTGCTGGGCGAGGATGCGGCGGACCTTGGCGCTGTGCTCGGCGCTCCAATGCGGGATGCCAAGCATTTTGGCCATGCCTGCGTGGAGGCTGGCATCGGTGAGCTTGCCTTCGCGGTTGAGGCGGATGAGGGATCCGAGTTTGGATTTGTCCAAGCGGCGGTCGGAATCGGCGGTGGCGAGGAGGTCTTGGAGGACTTTGGCGCGGGTGTCCTGCGTGGTCTTGAGGAAATCGCGGACGATGCTGCCGGAGATGCGTGCTGCTCCTTTGTCGGAGAGACCTTGGCCGGTGAGGATGGAAGAGGTTGCGGCTTGGGCGGCAAGCGGCGTAGGTGCGCCGAGGATGGCTTCGCGGATGGCGATGTTCACCTGCACGGCATCGACTCCGGCGGGCAGCGAGGATTTGATGAGGTCTTTGTTGGCGACGATGGCGGCGGTGGTGGAGTCGCGGCGGAGCTTGTCCACTTCGCCTTGCAACTGCCCGGCCTCGGTGATCTTGGCTTGGATGTCGGCCTTCTGCTTGTCGGTCTTGGCGGGCTTGGTGGCGGCGGCTTGGAGTTGGCTTTGAGCGAAAAGCTCGATGCCTTGCGGCCCGAGGCGGCCGATCATCGAGAGGGCTTGGATGGCGCGGCCTTGGTCGGTGGCGCGAGTGGCCATCATGTTGGCGATGGAGGCGGCATCGGCATGGCGGCTCCGGTTTTGGAGTTGCGCCATGAGTTCCATGCCGGTGGCGTAATCCTCGGCGGTGGGCTGCCAGCCTTCGATGGCGGGCTTGCCCATGAGGTCGGTGAATGCGGTGTCGATGCTGCCTGCGGAGTCGATGCGGGCGCGGGCGTTGGCGAGGGTTTGGGCGTTCGAGACAGGATCGTAGTCGAGCGAGGTGAGGCGGGATTTGACTTCGGGCGCAACGCCGGGAGCGGCTTGGAGGGATTGGGAGAACTTGCGGGGTTTGGGTCCAGTGCCAGGAGAAATGTTTACGCTGCCACGCTCGCGGGCTTGCGGCAGGTATTGCCCGCCGGAGACGGCAGACCAGACTTCGGAAAGAAATTCACGGACAGCTTCACCGAATTGCTGCACCATACGGCCTGCCCACGCGGCGAAATCCATTCCGGCCTCGTAAAGATTTTGACCGGCTTGGATGAGGTCTTCGCGGGATGGGATGAGGACGCTGCCCGCTTCGCCTTTGCGGTTGCGGGGGGCGGGATTGGTGGACGGAGCGGTCGTTTCTACCGCGCCAGTAGATGACGCGGGAGATTCAAAAGAATCCAGACCAGCTTCAGTGACTTGCTCCGGCGTGAAGACGGACATTTGCAAGTCGAGAGGGACAACGCCTTCTTCGGTTTTCACGAAATTGTCTGGCTTGGCATCAACAATAGCGACGCGATCGGAGGGGCGAAACCATCCGAAATAAGAGCCTGGGACAGGCAGAAACCCGTCGCCTTTTAGACGATCAGAAATTTCTTGAAGACTTGGTGATTCGGTTACTTCAAACCATTGTTGGGATACGACAAATGAGGGCTGCCCAGGCGGTTCGAAAAGAACCATGCTCGGCTTGTCGGAGACGGAGACACCTTCCAAGCGTATGTCGCTTTTGAAAACAGCTACCTGTAATGCTTGGCGTTGGAGGTATTCGGAGGGAGTGGCGTTGGCTCGATCCAGTTTGCCGTTTTTAGAAACTGGAATTTGTCCATAGACACCGGGCCAGGTTCGTTTGACAGCTCGGTTGTCGGATTGGCGATAATGAACTTCGTGCTCGCTGGTGGAGTTTGAAATGATTGGCAGGGAATCAACCTGCTCGGGCTTGATTAGATTGCCTTGGGAGCGTGCCCAGCCAACAAGAGATTCCGTCTGGCGGACTCTTGATGCATCTCGGTCTGTCGCTTCGCTTGTTCCGGAGTTATTGATTTCGGACGAGGCTTTGAAGAAAGCGCTTGAAAGATTCGCTGGGTTTCCGGGCCCACGATCACTTGGGGAATTTGCATTTTCATATACAGGTAATGTTTCGTTTGACTGAACGGCTGCGTCAACCCCCGCAATCGAACCGCCCTGCGAAGGTTGCCCTGCTGTTTCGGCGGCCCGCTGGTCTTCGGGCATGGTTTGGTTTGTAGGATTCTCGATTTGAAAATCAAGAGAAGATTGAACAGATACCGGCGCGGATGGGGCGGGATTAACTGCTGGGTTAACTGCGGCAGGAGACGGGGCGAAAGGATCGGCGGGTGCTGGCTGGGGCGGGGCGAAGGTCGAGCCGAAGGCTTCATCGAGGGCGGCTTGGTCGATGGCGATCTGCGGGGCGCGGACTTGGCCGAGGGTGCGTGGCGCGGGGCCGGTGGCGGCGGGCGCGGGGGAGGAAATGGGGGTGAAGTTTTGGGGGACTTCGGCGGGGGCGGGCTGGGCGATGGGAGCGGATGACGGAGGGGCCGTCGGGGACGACGGCGTTCCCACGGGGGCGGGCTGGCTGGCGGAGGCGGCGCGTCCGGCGGCGATCTCGATGGCGGCAGGGCCGACTTCGCCGAGGACTTCGCCGAAGACAGCTTTGGGGTTTACTGGATCACCGGCGGCGAGGGACCCGCTGATTTCGCCTCCTGCTCCGAGCCCTCCTTGGATGACTCCTTCTGTCGCGGCGAGGCGGACAGGGGTTTTGGCGGCGGCGCGGAAGACGGAGCCGACTCGCCCGGCGATGCCTGCGGAGAGGGCGTCGAAGGCGGCGACGGGAACTCCTCGCTTGAAGGCGGCATCCTTGGCTTCGGCCATGAGCGTTTCGTTGCTGAAAAATTGGGCGATGCTCTCGGGATTTTTGGGATTCATCCCGGCGGTCTGCAATTCTTCGAGGATTTTGCTGCCGTATTCTGTGGCAAAGGAACCGGCGGCTGTGCCTCCGACCATGCCTGCGGTGAAGCCTCCGCCTGCACCGATGACATTGCCAGCACCGGGCACGACCGATCCGGCGGCTCCGGCCACGGCGGCGGTGGTGGCTCCGGTGGCGAGGCCGCTTGCGAGGGCGGGCCAGCTTCCGGCGAGTCCTTCGGTGATGATATTTGCCGAGACCTCGAAGGGATTTTTGGCAAAGGCTTTTACGGCATCCCAACCTTCGGCTTGCTGGTAGGCGGCGTAGCCTGGGGCGACGCGGCGGGCGGCTTTGTTGTATTCGATGCGGGCGATCTGCGAGGCGTCGTTCTCATCTAGACCATCGGTGGCCATGAGGGCTTGGCGAGCGGAGTCGAAAGCATTCTGCGCGGCGTTGGCTATGCCTTGGAGGGTGCCGACTTCTTTGGGGGATTCTTCGACGAGCATTTCGCCTGCGGCCATGGTGCGCAGATTTTCAAGCTGCTTGGCGGCAGCGGCATTGGCTTCGGGGGAGACGGCTTGGGCGCGGCGGATGGTGACGGTGCCGTCGTCATTCACGGGGGCGGCTCCGAGTTGGACTTTCTCGTATTCGGGGAGACCGAGGATTTCGCCGAGGGCGGCGGCTTGGGAACGGCGGGCTCCTTCTTGGGGGTCGCGGTAGTCGAGGACTCCGAGGGCATCGGCGAGTTCGGGCTTGAGGACGGGGAGGTTTTGGTCGGGTGTGGTGGCCTCGGCGACGGCTTGCTGGGTGGCGGCTTGGGCTTGCTGGTCGGCCAACAAAGAATCGAGCAAGGGATTTCTCGACAAGGCGGGCGGGGAAGTGGGCGATTCGATTTCACTATTGACCTCTTCGAGAGGAGCCAAAGCGTTTTCCTGTTCGCCAGGGAAAGTGATCTCGTCTCCAGACAAAGGCTCCGCCTCGGGAAGAGGCGTGGCGAAGTCGATCATGCGGGCTCCCGCCTCCGGCGTCGGCGCAGCGGCAGGGTCAGGATACGCGGGGTCGCGGGCGTCGCGGTCCGCAAGGAGAGCGTCGAGGAGGGGGTTGGCCATGGGGCTATTTTACTGCTCCGACCAAATGCCTTGGTTTTTCGGCGGGTAAACGAAACGGACGGCGTAATCGCCGTATTTCTGCTGGATTTTGGATTTGATTGCGTCGTCGGAAAATCCAGCGGCCTTGGCTTCGACTACCATGCTGCGAAAGTAATCCGCATTCAAACGCGGGGAGGAAGTGGTGTCTGCGCCGAGAGAGGATTTGTAGTCGGCGAGGTCTTTGAAGCCTTCGACTTGGGCGGCGGCAATTTGCTTGGACTTATCCATTTCAATCAACGCATTGGCTGTTTGGACATTGACCGCAAGAAATCCTGAAGTTTTATCATGGTTATTGGAAACCTTATCCAATCCGGTCATGAAATCTTTGTATTGGTCTTGCGTTCCATAGGTTTTGTAAATACTGGCGATGGCTTCTGCGGTGCCGAGGTTTGTCTCGGCTTTGGCGGCGTTTTCGTTGGCTTTGTTGATGCTGTCGGCGAAGGAGTCGCCCATGGCCGCGAAGGATTTGCCGAGGTTTTGCATTCCTTGGAGTTGGATTTGCGCGGCGTTGTTGCTGGCGTTGGTGAGGATTTCGGCGGATCGGTCGGGGGTTGGGGAATAGGCGAACATAGGCGGGGAGGTTTGGGTTATTTGAAGACTTTGGTGAAGGGGCCCAGGAGAGCGCCTTTGAGGAGTTGGCCGCCGGAGTATTTGCCGGAGGCGACGGTGCCGATGGGATCGACCATTAAAGCTCCTCCCGAACCGCCCCAGGAGTCGCCCCATTTAATCGCGGCGCGAGTGGTTGGCTCCATCACTTGGTGGGCGGCGATGGTGGCGGGACCGGCGAGGCTGCCGAGGCCGTAGTAGCCCATGACTCCTCCGAGGACAGCGCCTCCGACTTGGGCGCGGTAGTCTCCGTATTTGGTGCCGAATCCGTCTTTCTTGGATTTCATGCGGGGGTCGGTCTCGTAGATGTATTGACCGGCCATGAATCCATTGGCGGCTCCGCCAGGGACTCCGCCCCAACCGGCTTTTAGGCTTCCGGTGCTGGCGTAGTTTTGCGCCATGCCGCCTGCGGTATTGCCAAGTGCGCCGCCGAGGCCGCCGCCACTGTTGGATTGGGAGGTTTCGGTTTGCTTGGGGGCGTTGGCGACCATGGACCACGCGGGGGTGGACATGCTGGCGTTGTAGCTTGAATACATGCCGCGAGCTGTCTCGGGCGAAAGGTAGTCGCCTTTCTTGAATCCGTTATTCTGGAGGTAGCTGTCGAAGTCCATGGTCACTTGCGGCCTGAGCCGACGGTGTAGCCTTTGTCGAAAAGCCCGGCTTGGCCGTCGGCGAGGATTTCCGCGATGGCGTCGCCGATGACCTTGGGCTTGATGGCGAGGCGGCGCTGGCCTTTGTAGTCCACTTCCTCGACGGCTTCGGGGAGAACCTTTTGAACATCCTGCGCCATGAAGCCGATGTGCTTGCGGTCGTCGCCATCCTTGTAGCGGAACTCGTAGGCGGTGAGGCCAAGGAGTCCGCCTGCGCCGCCTTTGCCGATGGGCTTGATGTCCTTCTTCATCCGGCGGTCGGAGTATTTGCCTTGCAAATATCCGCCGCCAAGCGAACCAGCGCCCTGTGCCATGCCGCCAATCATAGACATCCACCCGGCGTTGTTGGTGGCCCCGCTGGTGAGGTATGCGCCTTGCAGTGCAGCGTTGTTGTTGAGCACCGTGTTGCGCTCGCTTTGCTGCATGTTGGCGTTGAAGCTAGCGACATTTCCGGCCATCTGGGTGGCGGTGTTGTAGGTGTTGCCGATCATCTGGCCGCTTTGGCCGAGGGTGGTGGAACCCATGCCGAGGGCGGGGTTCATGGCGCGGGCGTAGGGGTCGATGGTGATGTTGGCTCCGGCGAGGCTGCTGCGGAGGTTGGCTTGGTTCATCCTGGTGTTGGCGGATTGGCCGAGGATGTTGCCGACCATGCCGATGCGGTTCTGCCGGTTGCCGACGAGCATTTGGTTGGTGGAGCCTGCGAAGTTCCGGCGTTCGGCTTCGCGCTGGCTGGCGTAGGAGTCGCGGTTGAGGATTTCGGCGGCGAGGGCGGCGTTGCCGACTCCGAGGCCACGGGCGGACATCCCGGCGCGGGCTTGCTGGGCGGCTTGGCGCTCCTGCTCGGGGCTGAGGCTGCGGCCGAGCTGGAGTTCGCGGAGGGCTTGGCTGCCAAGCTCGCGCTCAATGTCGGTGCCTTCGAGGTCTTGCGCGGCTTGGTAGCCGAGTTGCTCGGTGTAGTCGCCGATGCGGCCGAGTTGGGTGGCTTGGTCTTCGGCGGCGATGAGTTGGTCGGTGGCGCGGCGGGTGTAGAGATTAGGCGCGGCTTCTCCGATGGCGACTTTTTCCCAGCGGCCTTCGGTGGTTTTCTTGTTCTTGCCTTTGCCGGTGGTTTCACCAGGAATCCACTTGTTCTCGTAGAGGGTGCCGCCTTCGCCAGAGAGGTTGGAAGCAAAGTTGGAGACGGTGCCGAGTTGGAGGCGTTCCAGTTTTGGATAGGCTTCGATCTGGGCGTTGAGCTGGTCGCGGTATTGCTCTTTGGCGGCGACGCTGGCCTGCGCCATCATGGCACCGTAGTCGATAGGCTGCGCTTGGGGCGGTGGCGTGCTTTCCTTGGGCTTACCCCCTCCTCCGCCGCCCATTAGGACACCCTCCCTTCAGCGAGACCAACGCGGCGGGCGAGCTTGGCCCATGGGTAGGCGTGGGGCTCGAAGGAGTTGCGGCGGTGCCAGATGGCCCAAGTTTGGGGGCGGGTGGCGACGCGCATGAATTCGCGGACGGGGTTCGCGTGGCCGACCGAGGCGGCCAGCTCGACGAACCAGGCGTTGGGGGGGAGATCGTAGGTCATAGTGTTAGTATCTGGGGAGTAGTGGACTTCGTGGGCGAGGAGGAAGACTTGCGGGGTATTGAAGACGAGGCCGTGGGCCATGTGCCAGGCGAGCAGGGACTCGAAGGGTTGTGTGGTGTGGTTGTCATGCCAGTTGCGGGCGCGTTCGCAGGGGAGCATTGCATTAGCCTCCGAACACGACTAAGCGCACCGCGTTGTAGTTGGCGTTTGTTCCTGCCGAATTTGTTGTGACGATATCGGCGTAGTCGATGGTCTGCGCCGTAGCCCCAACGAGTCCTACAGCGTCGCCACTTGCGTCAGCGGCAGATCCTAAGGAGATGTAATCGACGGTCAGCGGCTTTGTCTCAAAAAAGACTCGGTATTTGCCGAGATCAAGGCGGCCAACTTTGCTGATGTTATATTTGCGATTGATGGCTACGGGTCTGAAAATCTGCGAAGTCATCACGCCGGTGAGCGTGGCGGTGTGTGTGCCCGTGCCAGCAGCGGTGGTGGCAATAGCTGTTCCCCCGCTGGTTAAAGAAATCGTGAAAGTAGTCCCAGCGGTAGCCGACCTGACAAAGTAGGTCGTGCCAGCCGTGATTCCCGTAGGCAGCGTCCCTGTGGTCGAAAATGTGACCGTTTGCCCAACTGCCAAAGCATGGCCCGTCCAAGTGATGACGGCGGGGTTGGCGGTTGTAATCGTGACCGCTGCGGAAGGGGTCGTGGCTCCCGCTAAATTAAACTCAAAAGTCGTCGCGGTAGCGTTCTGCACTTCCCATGTTCCGTTTAAGAAAGCGTAGAAGCCCGTCAGCGCATGGAATGTAATCCAGTTGCCATTGGCTAGGCCATGGCCAGTCGAGCGGGTGACTTGGATTTTGGTATCCGTGAGGCGGGTAAAGATGGCTCCGAGCACAGCAGAATCGGCAATGTCGCCGCGAAATAAAACCCAGGCTGTAGCAAGCTGGTCCACATTCCCGGCCAGCTTGGAAGCCGTGATCGAGCCATCGGCGATTTTGGCTGTGGTTACGGATGCGTCGGCGAGTTTGGCTGTGGTTACGGATGCGTCGGCAAGTTTGGCTGTGGCTACAGATGCATCGGCGATTTTGGCTGTGGTTACGGATGCGTCGGCGAGTTTGGCTGTGGTTACGGATGCGTCGGCAAGTTTGGCTGTGGCTACAGATGCATCGGCGATTTTGGCTGTGGTTACGGATGCGTCGGCGAGTTTGCTTCCTACTATTGCCGCAGTCGGCGAAATGTCGGCGTTTGTGATGGTCGCGGGAACGAGTGTCGGAGACGCCGCGCTGTTGAGCTTGGCCGGGGTCACGACCTCGCCGGATGTAAAAGTGTAGCCTGGGGTGAGAGTTGCCATGATTAGTTAAGGGTGCGGGTTTCGGAGCTGGCAGGGCCAGTGAGAGCGGCCTCCGCAGTGATTTGTCGAAGGATCGGGCGGCCAGCCGTGGTGCGGTAGCGGAGGTCAAGCGCCGTGGCTTTGCAGCGCAGCGGAGCTTTGAGCGTGTAATCCTCTTGGCTGCCTGCTGCGTTGCTGAGGGCAGCGATTTCAAAGTCATTGTCGTAATCCGTCGTCACCGCATCGAGCGAGCAGGCGCTTCCAGCGGGAAGGACTGTGCTGGCTTTGACGCGCAGCAGGCGCTTGGCGTTGAGATTCCCCCAACCATAGCGGCGGGTCAGGAGCGAGGCCGCCACAGGAGTCTGGCTGCTGCCAAAAGCTCCATCGTCATTGCCGTCCTCGTTTTCGTCGATCAAGTAGAGGCTGCCGTAGCGCGAGCTGGCAAAGAGACGGCGCTGCGTGCCGTAGTCGCTCACCAGCAACCGATCCACGCCGAATGGGAAAACATCCTTCGTCTCCCACTGGGCGTTCAGCATGTTGTAAACAAAGACCGCATTCGGGATCGCACTCTCCCCGGTCGGCACAGCTAGGAAATAGCGGTTGTCAAAATACACCGCATTACTCGTCTCGACGCTGTTGTTATTGATGGTCGCCACGAGGTCACTGATCGGATCGCTCAGAGGCATGGTGTTCCCCCTCAACTTGAGATCGAACTGGCTATCGAGTCGGTAAACTCCCCGGTCGCTCAAGAAAAGCACAGCCGTTCCCGCTGTCGTGATGGTTCGCTTCGCGCTGCACCCGATCTCATTTGTCAGGAGTTGCAGGCTGGAGGCGACAGGATCAATCGAGACGCCATCCGCACCGATGACCGCCGTGGCCAGCCAGATGCTCTTGCGGCAAAAAACGAGAATTTGCGATTCGCTGAAAGGGTGCAGACCGACGATGTAGTCATTTGAGCCTGCGTTGGCGCGAAACGCCTTGGCCACCGCGTCGTAGGTCTCGGCGTCAAAGACATCGCTCACCAGCACCTCGTCACGGTTGCGGGCAATGACGAGTTGGTTGTTGTGGTAGGTCGCTATGCTGGTGCTCGGCAAGCGTGAGTAGGTCACTCCCAGCGGATGCGCCCCTTGCTCCACGCGCACAAAGTTATTGTCCAGGTTTCCGTCCCACACCAATGCAGGCAGGACGCGGCGGGCAAAGATCCTTCCAGCGGCAGCGGGATCAGTCACCGAGACCGGCAGCGTGTAGCTGAACTCGGTGTCGCTTACTTTGGTTACTTCCCAATCGCCATTGAATCCGAGGGTTTCCGATTCGCTGATCCGCACCACCTCGCCCGTCTTGTATCCATGCGCGGAATCCATCGTCACCAGCGCAGTGCCGCTGGTGTTGGAGATGGATTGCACTCGATGCGCTAAGTCCGACGGCCTGGTGCGTAGCAGGTAGAGCTTGTCAAACGCCTGCACGATCTCGACATCATCCCCGTTCTCCATCGTGTCGCCAAGAGGGTAGGCCACCGACTCCACCGTGGCCGCGTCGTGCCGCCACAGATAAGACTCCGAAGGCGCGGCCAGCACGATATATTCCCGTGCATTGTCAAATCTTGGAGAGGAGTAGATGCCACTCTGGATGATGTCGCCGCCATAGGTCGTCTTAACGACAGGACCGTTGTTTGCGATAGGCGAGCCGCCTGCGAAGCCGGGAGCGCCAGAGACTACGGAATAGGTAAATTCTGTTGGCGAGGTCACAGAGATTTGAAAATCCCCATTGTATTCGCTGGCGGATGCGCCGGTGATATTGACCCAGCTTAAATTGGAGAGGTTATGCGGTGCGGAAAAGGTCGCCGTCGCCAGCCCGCCGACTTGAGTCAGAGTGGCAATCGAGCGGTTTGTCCCGAGCGTAAAATCCAACAGCAAAATATCCGTCGAGGGATTGATGTTTTCCGCAACCCGCTTCGCGCCTTTGCGCGTCTGCGCCACGCCGCGATCGAGTCGCATGTTTTCGCAATACTGGACCATGCCCGGCTGGAGTTGCAGCGGGTTCAAACGGGAGGCCATGCCGAGGAATCCGGCATCGCCTTCGACTATGGTTTGGTCGTCGGGCATCTACCTTTTATTGTGCGGGGGCTTGTCAAGGAGGGTGCGGATGGCCGGGGTGCTGAGGCGGCGGCGGTTGCTGCTGCTGAAAAGGTCGCGGATGCCGGAGGCGGTTTTGTGCGGGTGGGCGAGGATTTTCTCGCGGACTCGCGGTAGGAGATCGTCGGGGATGCCGGGGATGGAGGTGACGGTGGCTAGAGTTGGGGAGGACTTGGTTCCGGCGGGGCGCTGGCGGTAGCCGGTTTGATAGAGCAGTTGGCGGCTGCCGGGTTGCCAGTGCGGGAAGTTCTGCTTCTCGACTTGGCCGTCGCGGATGGCGGCGGCGAGGATTTTGGGGACTTCGGAGATTTCGCAGTCGAGGTCGGCGGCGATTTCGTCGGGGGTGCTCCAGCCTTCGGGCAGGCTGTTGGTGCGCTTGGCGAGGGATTTCCAGCTCATAGGTAGATGGGGGAGGTCATGGTTCGTCCGCGCTTTTTATCGAGGAGGAAGTAGGTCTGTGTGGGGGGCTCGAAGCTGGCTTTGATTGAGAGGGCGTAGGCGTTGTAGCCGATGAGGCTGCCGTTGCAGAGCCAGTGCCGGTTCTGCTGGTATTGGTGCCAGTGCCCAAAGAGATCAAGGTCGGCTCGGTTCGGCGACTTATTCCATGAGGCTATGGATTTTTCTACGGGAATGGACAACCCGCCGATTCCGCCAAAAAATTTCAGCGAGTCACCATGATGAAAGCGCAGGCGGCGGCCATACACTTCCATAAAGTTGAAGTAGCTGTCGGCGATTTGAAATTCGATTTGCTGGTCGTCGGCGAAGCGGCCTTCGAGGATGCGGTAGAGAAGCCATTCGTAGCTGTGGGCGGCTCCGGTGGCGTGGCGGGGCTTTTGCGTGGTGCGTCCGTGGTTGCCGTAAGAGGTCGGGATCAGGATGCGTTTGAAATGAGGCTTGAGCGTGGCGAGGCCGTCTGCGAGGCGGTCTTGCAGCCAGAGGATGACTTGCGTGGGCGTCTTGCTGTTCGACTCTGCGAGCTCTTCGTGAATCATGCCGCTCATCAGGTCGCCGCCGAGCCAGAGGATGAGGTCGTCGATCTTCGCGCCGTGGCGTTCGATCTCGGTGAGGCGGGCGATGGTGCTGAAAAATTTCTCGATGCGGGTCTTGGCGATGGGGAGCCGGTATTCGTTGAGGCCGTTCACGCTGGCGGATTCGACCGTTTCCTCGACATGCCAATCGCTGGCGAGCGCCACGGCGACGGCTTCGGCTTTGTCGCTCATCGAGACGGAGAGCGGCTGCGGGCGAATGCGGGTCTTGCCGAGGCTCAGCGCGATGCCGAGTTGCTTTTCCAGCGACTCGACGCTGGCTTGGTATTGCGCGAGCTTGGCTTTGAGGCTGTCCACCTCGGTCTTGTGGGCTTTGTCCGCTTGCTCGCGGGCGATGGAACTCCAGGATGTTTTCATTCGTCGTCCTCCTCGTCGTCTTCGGTTTCGTAGGGCCAGAGGATGTCTTCGGCCTCGCGGGTGATGGCGCGGGCGGCGTAGTCGTTTCCAAATTTGAAATCCATGAAGTAGGTCTCGCCGCCGTCCTCCCAAGAGACCACGGCGATGCCGACATCGAAGTGCTCGGCGAGCAAGGAGCGCACCTGGAGCATGATGGCCTCGCGGTCTTTTGGGGGGGAGGTTTTGGGTTTCTTCATGCGAGGGCGCGCCGGAGGGCGGCGACGAGTTGGCGGTGCGCTTCGGGGGAGCAATCGGTTTTGCGGCCGGGCGCGATGTCGGCGTGGCGGAGGATGTGGGAGAGCGGGATCTGGTGCTCTTCGAGGAGCGGGAGGAGATATTCGATGGCGCTCAGGAGGGCGTCTTCGCTGAGGGGGGTCGTGTAGGTATCGCCTTCCCAGGCTAGGCCGATGCTGTAGGAGTTGCAGTCTTTGCGGCCTTGCCAGCTACTCACTCCGGCGTGCCAGGCGCGTTGGGTGGGCAGGGCGAGGACGGTTCGCTTGCCGTTTCGCCCGATGATGCAGTGATACGAGACTTTGCTGGCGGGATTCATGCACCACGCGACGCTTCCGGCGTAGCTGCCGGAGGTGTGGTGGAGCACGACATGGCTGGGGTGGATGACTCGGCCCGCGCTGATGTTGGGGCTGCGGCGGTTGGTTTGGGGGTAGTAGCGGGCGGGGGCTGGTGGCTCGGGGGCGGCTAGGACTGGCAAGGGCGATACAGGCTTGGGACGGCTCGGCGAGCCATCCCTACCCATGAGTCGCTGGAGCCATTGCATCATTTGCTCGAAGTGGGCGCGGGAAGTTCGGGGAGCGTGTAGCTGAAGCGCCCGTAGTCGGTTTCGAGGGAGATGCCGAGCGTGCTGCATCCGGAGAGGAACGAGATCGTCAGGAAGATGTAGCCGATGAGCAGGCCGGTGGCGGCGACTTGGGCGGGGGTGGTCATTTCTCGTTGCGGAAAACCTCGTAGGCTCCGACGAGCGCGATGATCACCGCACTGATGGCCGAAAATTGGTCGGGGCTGACTTGCCAACCGGTCAAGGCGACGAGCGAGGCGATGCCTGCCCAGGTGGATTTTTGTTTGAGGTGCGAGAGGATTTTATTCATGGGGGGGGAAGGGAGTTTTAAGTTTTAAAAATTAAGTTTTAAGGGTCGTGGGGCGGGCGCTTCTTGTTGAGGAGGGCGTAGAGCGAGGCCACGCCGACCGCGATGCCGACTAAGAGCGAGGCGATGCGAAGCCACGCCTCGATCTCGGGGAGCATCGACACCGTGAGCCCCGTCGCCGTAGCGACGAGGCCGGTGAACGAGGCGGCGGCTTGGTGGTGGTCCATGACTTAGCTGAGGGCGGCGGCGAGCTGGGCTCCGGTGGTCGAGACCGTCGAGCACTGGGCGAGCCGGTCGGTGTTGAGGGCCGAGACTTTGGCAAGTTCGTCGCTGAGTTCGGTGCGGACTGCCGTGGCCACCGTGCTGGCGCTCGGGGCGTTGCCTGCTCCGGAGACCGGGGCGTCGAGGTTGGCGAGCTTGGTCGAGTTGGCGTCCATTTCCTGCCGGATTTGCACGACGGTCGGGCCGCTGGCGCTGGTCAGCGTGCGGCTGGAGTGCGACCAGATGTCGCTCGGCGTTAAGGAGGCCGGGGCGTTGGTGAGGTTGGTGACCGTGCCGCCGGTGATTTCCTTGGTTGCGGCTCCCCAGACTGCGCTGGCGATTTCAGCCTCGGTTGGAACATCTGGCGAGTTGGTCAGCGTTGTGGCCGTGTCAACCAGCCCGCCGGTGATTGTGCGGGATGCGTGGCCCCACACGGCTTCTGGCGTAAGGACTGCTGTGCCTGTGGTCGCATCGACGGGGACTCCCAGCGCCACCGAGCCTGCGGCGGGGACTGCGCATGTGCCGGTGAGGTTACCGCCGCCGTAGCTCACTCCGGTGCGGACATCGGCGGCGATGGGGTTGCCGAAGGTGCCGAAGTCGGAGCCGAACATGGTGAAATACGAGTCGGTCGTGCCTGCGAGGGCGTAGCGTGTCTGGCCGAGAGTGGGCGCGGTGCCGAGGCGCCACTTGGCTCCAGAGACGGCTTTCCACCCGCTCCAGTGGTCGAGGAAATCCCCGCTCAAGCGGACATCTGCGGCGGTATTCCCAACTCCCATTGCACTTGAGAACGCGGAAGCGGTGAAAGTGCCTTGGCTAATGATGACCGTTCCGGTCAAGCTGCTATTTAAGGCAAAGCATGTGACGCTGTTTCCAGCCATAAATGTGCAAGGCGCGCTCACATTAACCGAGCCAGTAGAGGTGTTTTGAAAACAGTGGCTGCTGGACCCGGCGCTCCCGGCTGTGAATGTGCAGGACGCGCTGACATTGACCGTTCCGCTTGAGGCGTTGTTGAGGGCGATGGCGGTGCCAGACCCACCGGCTGTGAATGTGCAAGACGCGCTGACATTGACCGTTCCGCTTGAGGCGTTGTTGAAAGCTGAACCCGTGATTCCGCCTGTGAATGTGCAGGACGCGCTGACATTGACCGTTCCGCTTGAGGCGTTGTTGAGGGCGATGGCGGTGCCGTTGCTGCCTCCCGTGAATGTGCCATTTCCCAGAGTGCAAGTCGTGGTGCCTGCATAGTTGCACCCATGCGCTCCTGCCGCCGATCCTCCCACGACGCGCAGCCCGTCCAGAGTCAACGCGGTCGCGCCGGTAACCGAGAGGCAGGTTGTTGTGCCTGCGCGGAGGTCGGTGGTGATGGCGAATGGCGAGGACATGGCAAACGATCCGCCTCCGCCAGTAGCTCCTGCGGCGGTGTTGGAGGCTGTGGTGAGCGTGGCGAGAGCGCGGGCGTTGCCGGTGCCTGCGCCTACGCCGCTGGCGAGGAATATCGTGCCTGCGGTGTTGGACGCCGCGCCGATGCCGGTCCATGAGGTGGTGCCGACGAAGAGGACTTCATACCATTGACCGGAGACGAACGATCCGGCGTTGACGGTGGGGTTGTTGGCTCCGCCGATCAGGATGTCTTGGTTGATCGTGACATTGAATCCATTGGCGTAAACGGTGTCGCCGTTGCCGGGCAGAACGCCGCCGTTCCATGTGCTGGTCGCGGACCAGTTGCCGTTTGCGATAGCGCGTGCTGTGGCCATGGCTTAGAGTCCTTTCGCGGCGATGAATTGTTGGAGGGCGGATTGGATCGCGCCCACGGTGGCGAGGGTGGCTTCGTCGGCATGAGCGAGCGAGCCGAGGCGGATGGATTTCGCGTGGGCGGGCTGGGTCTCGACCATGCCGTCTTCGATGCGGAGCGGGGTGAGATTCATTACAACCGATGCCTCTGGCTGGCCTTCCCCGTCATAGCTGCCGGAAATGATGAGGTTGAGGGCGTAGCGGTCGTATTGCTTTGAGTCGATGCTGGATGGTGCGGATGCGTTCATGGTGGTGGTGGTTTTTGAGGTTTAAGAAAATTGGAGGTTGCTTTTGTTCGACCACGCGCCGGTGGCGGATTGCTCCGAGAGGACATTGCCTGCCGAGTCGGTGGTGATGCGGTAAATTGTCCAGGCGGGGGAGTCCTCGGCGGGGCCGGAGGCGGGGAAGTCGGCCCAAGCGAGGCGGCCGAGGTAGAGGTGGTCGCCGTCCACGGCGTGGAGAAGCTGGTAGTCGCTGGGGTCGCGGGGGCGGGCGAGGCGGAAGACTTCTCCGAGGTGGTCTTTGCTATACAAGCGCCGGTCGGCGAGGTTGAGGGCGAGGCTCCCTTCGGCCACTTGGGCGGCGGTGGGGACTCGGCCGGGAACCGTGCTGCGGAGGAGCTTGAGGACCATGGAGAAGTTTTAAGTTTTAAGAATTAAGTTTTAAGTGGGGCGGCCCTGGGCGGCGGCGCGGGTTGGGACCGCGCTGCCGCTTTGAGGGGGATGGGGGGCGATCAGAAGGTTCCGCCGTCGATCTCGGTCTCGAGCGCGAGGACGCGAACTTCGAGCGAATCGATGTCGCCTTCGTTGGTCGTCACACGACCGGCGAGGGTCGTTGCGGCGCTTTCGATGGCTTCGATGTCGGACTCGGCGGTGGAGACGCGGCCTGTGAGGGCTGTGGCGTCGCTCTCGATGGTGCTGGCGCGGCTCTCAAGCGCGGCGATGTCGGACTCGACTTCATCAAGGCGAGCGTCGGCGCTGGCGTTTTCGAGCACGACCACTCGGCTGTCGAGGGCGCTGATGGCCGAAGCACGGGTGCTGGCTTCGCTGTCGATGTTGCTCTGGAGGGTCGCGTCGTTGTTCGAGCGGGTGGTCGCCTCGCTGTCGATGTTGCCCTGGAGGGTCAAGTCGGCGGCGGCGCGGGTCGAGGCTTCGCTATCGATGTTCGACTGGAGGGTGGAGTCGGCGGCTTCGAGCGTGGCCACAGCGGAGCTGAGGGCGCTGGAGGCGCTATTGGCGAGCGTGGTGATCGCTCCGTTGAGATTTTGATCCGCTTGCTCGAAGGCTTGCACAACCTCCGTCAACGAATCGAGCGAGCCCTGCGTTGTGTTCGAGAGAACATTGTCGATGCGAGCGCCGAGGGCTTGTTCCGCTGCGGTCGCACGGGTGACTTCGGAGGAGAGATCCGAGGAAACACTGGTGATCGCGGCTTCTCTGGCCGAGGTCTCGGAGGCGAGCTGGGCATTGGTAGCGAAGTGGCCTGCGCCGCCGATGACGACCGAGGTCGAGCCATTGCCGATCCAAAGTTTGTCGTCGACGAAGCTATGGGCCAACTCGCCGAGAGCGAGGCCGGTAGGGGCGCCGGAGGCACCTGTCAATCTGCGTTTGATTCTGAGTGTATTTGCCATTGTGTTATTGGGGGGGTGTTTGGGTTGTTCTGCGGGGTTAATCCTAAAACTCACCGCCGTCCGTGTCGGACGAGATGGGGATGTAGGAAAGGGTGTCCACATCCCATCGGTGCGGGATGTTGGTGTCGGCTGGAAAGTAGATGCGGGCGACGACGCCCTCGGCGGGGAAGTCGGCCACGGAGTCGAAGCGTTGCACATCGTCGAAATCGTCGGGGATCATCGCGCCGGAGATCTGGCCCGAGGAGTCGAGCTGCGCGACCTGAGCGGTGGTGCTGATCATGTTTCCGGTGAGGGGATCGAACGAAACTTGCGACATGGTTACGCGAAGGGCGGATACTGGATGAAGGAGCGGCGAAGCCCGGCGTTGTCGGTGGTGGGCACTCCGCCGAAATACTGAAACCGAATGCGGGCCACAGCGGTTCCGCTAAAGCGGTATTCGGTGTAGTCGGTGTTGTTGGTCGCCCCGACGCGGAAGACTTCAAAGTCGTCGTAGAGGGGGAGTGCAAAACCGGTGGTGACTCGCAGAGCCCCATCTGGTGTGGCTTGGACGGGTTGGACAATGCCCGAGGAACTGCGGGCGGCGATCTGGACGGTGGGGTTGCTCATGTCGTTAATTGAATTATCGGGAGGGGTGTCAATAGGGGGGTTATTGGAACTGCGCGGAGTAGCGGCGGACCTCGCCTTTGCGGAGCCAGGCGTCGTCCATGCGTTGTTGGAGGATGCCTTCGGCGCGGGCGAACTGGTAGTTGGCTTTGTCCATCTGGCCGTCCTCGGAAAGCGTCTCGGCGAGGGCGTAAAACTTGAGGTAATCGGCGAGGAAGGCTGGGATGCGGTGGCGTAGCCAGAACTCCTCATTCGTCGGGAGATTGCCGGTGGTGGCGGCGAGGGCTTCGTAGCAATCGCCGGTCGTGTTGTAGTAAACGAGATCGCCCGCTGCGTAAGCGGTGGAGGCGTTGAACGCGGTGCTGGTAAACTTCGGCTGCGGTAGGGAGAACTCCACATACACCGGCCCTGAGACATAGTTCTCGTCGATGATGACGAGGCTGTCGCCGGTGATGACGAACTCCAATTTCTGCGTGATCGCATACTCGCTTGGTTTGTCGGCGTAAACCGCGACCACATTGCCGATAGGCGTCTGGCCGGTCTGGATGAGCGGAATGTAGGGCAACGCATCCTCGGGAGCTTCGTTGCCGGAATCCTCGACATAGGCGGCCGTGGCGCGGTCGTTCCACGCCACATTGAGCGCGGTGTCGATATTGGAAACCTCGCCGCTTGTCGTGGTGCTCACCCGCTTGATGCGCCACACAAGGTCGGAAAATTCCGAACCCTGCACAGCGCGGCCAATGTAGGAGGTGGTGCCCTGGTAATCGTGCTCGTAGGTGTAGCCTCCTTCGGCAAAACCTGTGCCCAATACAACACGCTGCTCCGTGTAGGTCGTCTCGGGCCAATCGAAGAAGGTCCAAGCCGTCGCGGCGGCGGTCGTCAAATACTCGGCAAGCGCCGAAGCCTGCGAGGCCATGAGCGGCTGCGCGGGGTCGATGCCCATGCGGGAAATCACTCCATCGCGGACGGTGCGGTAGGGCGTGGCCTTCATTGCGGGGCTCCTTGTTGCAACGCGGGCAGGGTGCCTTGGCGGCCGATCTGGGCGTTTTGCTGTTGCTGGAGCTGGAAGTTGAAGCCCTTCATGCGGGCTTCGATCATGTTGCGGAAAATCTCGTCTTGCTGGATGCGCTGCTGGAGGGCGGGGTTTGCGGCTATGATGCCTTGGAGGACTTGGGCGCGGAGCTGGTGGTTCTGCCCTTCGGCGGGAAGTTCGGGCTCGGTGCCTGCGGCGATCTTGGTGAAGGCGAGTTGTTCTTCGTTGGCCTCCATGGCGGCGGCGGGGCCGGGGTCGCGGACGAGCATTTCGGCAAGAACCGGATCGACGGCGCTCATGATGAATTTGATGAGCCCTGCGCGGTCGATGACTCCGGCGGTATCCATCGGCACGATGGCTTTGCTGATGTAGTCGAGCTTCGCGCCGAGGGCTTCGGCGTCGAGGTTGCGGGCGTCCCAATCCACGATCAGGTCGAACTTGCCTTGGATGCTTTCGCGGTCGGCTTGGAACGGGAGGACTTGGCCACCGGAGACGCGGAGGATTTGGACGGGCAGCATGTATTGCTGCATGAGTTGGTAGGTCTGGGTGATGATGGCTTTGAAGTCGCGCAGCCAGCGGTCCACCGTGTGCTGCTGGACGAGGGCGGTGTAGTTGGGATCAACCCCCTCGCCTGCCATGCCGAAGTATTCATTCACATCGCGGCGGACGGCGCGTTCGATCTCGATGGTGCCTTGGTCGAAGGGCGGCGGTTGCATCCAGCCGATTTCGTTGGGGCGGCGCTCGGGGATTTGGACAGCGGGGCCGAGGATGATGTCGAGCTTGCCACGGTTGGCGGGCACGCGCATGGGCGGCAGGATGGCGATTCCGGCGCGGTCGGTGCGGTAGTCGCGCTGGGTTTTGATTTCCGCCTGCATGGTGCTGACGATCTCGGGGATGCCTCGGGCTTCGATGAGGCAGCGGGTGACGCGCTCGCGGGGGAGTTCGATGAAAGGATATTCGCCGTGTGAGTAGGGGGAGATTTCTTCTTTGGCGAAGATGTCCACATTCGGGTGCATGACCCGGCACATGACCTTGGTCGCGCCGGTCTTCTCGTCGGTCTCCTTGGAATAGATATGCCAGATTTCCACCAGGTCGCGGTGGTCTTGCCAGAGGATGCTGTCGCGGCGGTTGGTATTCTGGTGGGCGTAGATGGGCCAGAGGGAGGTGCCTTTGTAGTTCTCGGCTTTCTCGTAAAATTCGTAGGGGTAGCCTTCGGTGACGGTGCGCTCTTCCAACTCCTCGCAAGTCACCATCTCGCGGCGGGCGATCCACGGGGCGCGTTGGAGGTCGTAGGTGGCGGTGGGGAAAATGATGTCGTTGAAAGGTTCCAGGGCGGTCCACTCGGGCTTGCTCTCAAAGATGTAAGGCTCGGTGTATTCGACGGTGCCGCCCTCGCGGAGCTTGCGGACATTGGCGGCGGTGCCGGTGCCGGGGGCGAATTGCTCGGCCATCTCGATGGCGATTTCTTCTTGGAGCGGATCGAGGATCGCGCCGATGAGCATGGCGAGCGGCGAGGCGGGGTCGCCCTGCTCTTGGGCCATGACGATGAGGTCTTCGAGGGTGACGCTCTTCTGCTCAATGCGTGTCGTCGTTTTCCAGAAGACGCCCATGATGGCGAGGCCGTAGGTGGCGCGGATGTTGAGGGCGAGTTCGAGTTCGCGGCGGAGGTCGCTGGAGCAATGGGTGAAAAGCATCCACTTCAGCACGGCCTCGGCGGCGGTGCGGGAGAGGGAGTCCGAGGATTCCACCGGCATCATTTGCAGGCGGGCGGCGAAGGTGGCGGTGAGGCAAAGCTGGGCCTCGCGGTTGCAGACGAGATCGGCAAGGCGGATGCGGCTGTCGGCAGCGCCTTCCCAGGGGAAAATATTTTTCCCGTAGTTGCTGGCCCACTTGCGGCCATCGGAGGATTGGCCGTCCCACAGGGCCATGCGGGTGTCGTAGTTGCGGGCGCGGACGGAGGAGAACCAGCCGCCATCGGTGGCGGCTTCGGTGAGCTGGCCGATCCAGTATTTGGTGTCGCGGTCTGGCTCGTCGGATTCAGTCATGCTGTTCGTAGGCCGGGCATGAGGATGGCGAACTTGCCGGTGCCGCCGCATTTGACGACGCATTGGGGGAAGTTGCGTTTGAACCAGGCGATGAAATCGGAGTCGCGCCAGCAGCCGGGGACTTTCCAATTCCAGAAGTGATAAATTTGGGGGTCAACGGAGAGGGTCAAAGCGCCCACGCCCTCGATGGAGCGGAGGTCTTGCTTGGCGTGGTCGGCGGCGATGGCGTGCTGGCGGGCGTCGGCCTGCACGGCGCGGGAGTTCCACTGCGAGAAGAGTTCCGATTTCGCTCCTTCGGCGAGTTCGCTGGGAAGGTCGCTGAGGGCTTCTTTGAGGATTTCCATTGTCAAAAAGGGGAGCCCGGTTGCCGGTGGCCTGTCCTGAGACGAGGGGCCACCGGCAAGGGCTGGGGGGCGGGTATTACGCGGTGGCCGCGAATTTTCCGAGGACTTGGGGGTTGCTGACGGCTACGCCGAAGATGGCGTCGCAGAAGCCACGGCGTCCACCGCCACGGTCTTCAAGCTCTTCCATGCGAGGCTTGCGGTTGAAGCCGATGGATACGAGGTCCATGTCGAGGACATAGCCACGGGCTGCCGAGACGGCGGCTGCCGCGCCATGGGCGAGGTAGGTCGAAACATGCAGCGAGAGCACACCGAAGTCGCCTTCGTAGATGTCGATCGTGTTCACGATCTTCTTGTCGGAAACATTGCTGTTGAAGGTGCGCACGGAGGACATGACATTCGTCGAGCCCGTTTGGGTGCGGATGAAGTTCGTGAATGCACGCTTGAGGCTGGTGCCGCAAACGAGGTCGTAGTTGCGACGAGCGCGGCGAACGCGGAACATCGACTCCAACACATCAATGACATTGTTCTCGGTGAGAGAAGCGGTGGCGGTGGTGTTGATCGACGCGGCGGGGGTGCGGAACGCGGCGGCGACGGCGGTGGCTGTGTCACCTTGCGCGGTGGATTTGATCCACTCGCCGATACCACGGGTGCGGTAGGGGTTCGAGCCGGATTGAACCTGGCTGTCGTTGTCGCTGCCCATGATGGACTCGATGTCGATTTTCAATTCGACGAGGGCTTTGGCAGCGGCCTTGTTGAAGGCTTGCTTTTTGCCAACGCCTGCGAGGTCGGCGACATTCTCAACGAGATCGTCAACCTGGAAGCTGCGGCGGACTTTTTGAATACGGCCTGAAAGAAGTTCGCGGTTCGCGTGCTGGTCGTCGAAGCTGGTGACATCATCGTTGGCGAGGACGCCAGCGGTTTGCGGGTCGTTGTAGCGGTCGGCGGGCCAAGAAAAGAGGACATTCGCGGGCTCTTTTGATTTCTTGCAGAGGCTGAACAGGGGTGTGTCGCCGGGTTCGATGAGGACCATCGCGTCGGAAAGATCCTCGCGTTGGCCTTTGACTGTGGTGATGGGGGTAGCTGGCATAGTGTTAGTTTTGGGGGTTTGAGTTTTTGGGTTGGGTTAGTTGAAAAGTGAGGCGACGAAATTCTCGGCGGCATCACGGTTTCCGGACTTCTTCAACAGATCGAGCGGGTCGGCTTTGGACTTGGTTTTCGGGGCGGCTGATGGGCTGACAACCTTGGGAGCGACGGCGGTTTTCGCGGGAGCGGCGGGAGCTTTTGGCTTGGCCGCTGCGGATTTTTTGGCCATGGCCTCGGCTTGCTGGAAGCGGAGGGCTTGGCCGCGAATGGCGTCGCCGATGATGAGTTCGAGATTCGGGAGCTTGGCGATGCCGGGATACGCTTGCAGCGTGGAGAGCATCATCTTGCGGGCCGGGGATTCGTCTTGGAAAAGCTCGGGATAAACTTGCCGGGCTTCGTGCTGGAAGGTCTCGCGCTGGGCGAGGTAGTTCCGGCGGGCGGGCTCGGCCCTAAGGATTTGGCGGGCGACTCGCAGGCGCTCTTGAAGCTCTTGCTTCGTGAACTTGCGGGTGCTGCCGTCTCCCATGGGCACTTCCACTTCGCCTTCCATATCGGCCTTGGCAATGAGGTCGGGCACATTGTCGAGGACGGTGTTGGCGGCGGCGAGGCGGCTTTCGAGGATTTCGGCGGTGAGGACATCGCCGAGTGGGTCGGCAGCGTCTTGCAGCACGATGGGCTGAGCTTTGGTCAGCGCATCCCGGGCGGCGGCGAGTTCGGCTTGCAGCGTGTTGGCTTGCTCCTCGGCGCTTTTGGCGCGGGCGGTGAGCTTGTCCACTCGCTTGGTGAGTTTCCTCACGGCGGCGGGTTCGGCTTCTACAGGCTCCTCGTCGGGGTCTTCGTCGTCGGTGTCGGCGTCGGTTTCCTCGTCGTCGGCTTCGTCGGACGGATCAGACGAATCGGACGGATCTTCGGGGGAATCTTCGGTCTCGGTTTCTTCGGTTGGGGTGTCAGGGGTCTCATCCGCGATTGCTTCCTGGTCGGCCTCGGGGGCCGCCGGAGATGTCTCATCCACGGTGGGGAGGGTGACTCCCAGCGCGTCGATGACTTCGCCGATGCTGAATGCTGATTCTGTCTGGTCCATGGTTTGTGGTGCGTCCAAGTCGCGGTGTCAGAACTGAGGGTTTATGCGGCTCCGCACGGTTTCCACGGAGTCGCGGCGAGCAGTTCAGCCCTCGCTTGCGAAAGGAAATGCCTGCGAAATGCAGGAAGCGGAAGGGGGTGCTGGCGCAATGGGCGCTAACGGGAGCTAATGGGTGCTAACGGGGGCTAAAAAGATTTGACCACAGAGGACACAGAGAGCACGGAGAGGGGGAAGTTGACCGGCCTAGAGGTGGTGAGCGGTTTAAGGGAGGCACAGCACGCCTCCCCCACTTAGGCCGGTCGTTTTCCCGGCGTCGGGAAAATGATTATTTCTTCGCTTGGAAAGCCTCGGAGCGGGTGCGCTCGATTTCTTCGCGGAGGGTGCGGAGGGCTTCGAGGCCACCGGCGCTGTGGGCGAGGAGGCCGGGATTCTGCGCGGTCTGCGGCATACAGGTGATTTCGGCGGCGTCCTCGATGGCGTCGGTGATTTTTAGGAGCACGGCGCGAAACCAGATTTCCTCGGGCGGCACGCACCAGGCGGCGGATTGTTCCTCGGCGGTCATACTCAAAAGGGAATGTCTGGAGACTCAGAGAGCGAGGCGGAATGCGGCTCGGCGGGGGAATCCTCGCGGGGCTTCTTGGGCTCGAAGTAGAGCTTGAAATACTTTTCTCCGCTGTCGCGGCTTTCGTTCACATACGCGCTGATCCAATACTCGCGGCCTTCGATGGTGCAGGAGCCTTTGTGCGTGGGGTGCGTTTCCTTTTCCTTTTTCTTGTTGCGGCTCAGGCTGCCGTGGTTGTCGGTGCGTTTGGTGCTCATGCGAGTTTTTCGAGGTCGGCGGCGCGATACCAGGCGCGGGCTCCTTGTCGGCGAATCGGGCGGAGAATGCCGGAGTCGATGAGTTTGGTGATTTGCTTTGCGGAAACGCCCAGACGGGCCATGACATCGCGGCGGCGGAGTAGTTTCATGGATAGGGAGATTTTACGGGAGGGAGTCAAGGGAGGGATTGACCACAGAGGACACAGAGGACACGGAGGGAGGATTTGAGTTTAGGATTTCCCATGCGAGCGCAGCCACTGCTGGAACTTGTCCGTTGCCAATGCAGCGGATTCTGTCCATCCAATCGGCCATCCCATGAGTGACTTCAAAGCCGCCGGTTTTGGCCGCTTCCACCCAAGCACTAGGCGACAAAAATCCCGAAGTCCGTTTGTTGGGCCTCTCCCAGCTTTTTCGGCCCCCTCTGGAGATCGCCCCCCCTTGTAGTCCGTTGCTGTTGGAGTGGGCAACAATCCAGATTCTGTCGCGGCGGTGGGGAGCGCCGCAGTGGTGCGCTCCCACAACTCCCCATCGCGCATCAAACCCCATTTGGGCAAGATCACCGAGGACCACGGCAAGACCTCTTCCCACAAGCATTGGTGAGTTTTCCACGAAGACGAAACGGGGTCGAACTTCACCGATAATTCGTGCCATGTGTTTCCACATTCCACTTCGCTGACCTTCGATTCCGGCTCCTTTGCCTGCGGCGCTGATGTCCTGACAAGGGAAGCCTCCAGACACGACATCAATACGGCCTTGCCATGGGTGTCCGTCAAAGGTCTGAACATCATCCCAGATCGGGAACGGGTCGAGGCATCCGTCGTTTTGCCGGGCGACCAAAACATCCCGTGCGTAGGCGTCCCATTCGACGGCGCAGACGGTTCGCCAGCCGAGGAGTTTCCCTCCGAGTATGCCTCCACCAGCGCCTGCGAAAAGTGCCAGCTCATTCACAGATCAATAACACCCGCCTCCTCGGGTGCGGAGGGAGGCGGGGTCTTCGTATTCGACGCCGGAGAGCGCAATATAGCGACAAATATCAATCCAGTCTTTTGTTGCACCGCGTTTGCCGTCGCTGCCGGTCCAGGTCTTGAGGGCGTAGATGAGGTTTTGGCAACGCTCGGAGATGTAGAGGCGGGGGGAGTTGAGGGCATCGACGGGGGCTTCGTCGTTGTAGGCGAGCCAGTCGTTGATGAGGGTGACGCCTTCGACGATGGCTTGGCCGCTGGTGGCGCGGAAGTCGAGGCCGATGCGCTCGCTGCATTGCTCGATCAAAGTTCGCACGCCTTCGTGCGTCATGGTGGGGGTGTTGCCGTAGCGGGAATCCATCCAACGCTCGGCGGGCTCGGCGGAGTCGGCTTTCTCGGCGGCTTCGATGAGGCGCTTGTAGTCCTCGAAGCCAAACCCGGCGCAGGCTTTTTGCGCGGGGCCGGGGCGTCCGTCTTGCAGCTTGCCATCGGCTTCGGCCCACGGGCCGGGGTAGCCGACGCCTTCGATGTAGTCGAGCTGGTCGGGAAACTCGCGGTAAATCCAGCACCGGCCATCGGGGGAAAATCGAATCCACAACATGGCCCAAGTTTTCCCTTCGCCGGGATCGACGAAATGGAAGACGGTTCCCGCTGTGGGAATTTTGTCGTGAGGGACGACATGCACATTCTCGCGGAATTTCGGGAACATGGACATCCGCGCTTTGGTGGGGACGCCGTAGGCTCGCATCAAGATTCGCTCGCGGTTGCTGCCTCGGAGTTCGGTTTCCATGGCCTCGGGGTTTCCGTAGGGGTTGTCGGCGGTGTGGAAATAAACGACACGGGCCTTCGAGCGGGCGCATTGCTGGATGCGGGGGACGCTCTCGACGCCGAGGAGGTGGCCGTCGCGGTAGCGGGGAAGGAGCGGGGCGGGGCATTCTTCCAAGGTCTTCGCGCCATCGAGGTATTCTTTGACGGTGGTGGTGTAGCCCTCGACGGGAGTAAAGCCGATGCCGAGTTCGCCGTCGCGTGTAAGTAGCCTAAAACGAAGGGCTTCCAACCAGTCAGGGGTTACCAGCTCGTCTGCCCAACAAAAATTTAACTCAGCCCCTTCTATGGAGGTGACATCCATGCTGTAGAACTTGAACCAGCATTGGGAGCCATTCGGCAGGACGAAGGAGTTTTCGGTGAAGCCGCCTTTCTGCGAATAGGTGATGTTGGCGACGGCCCCTTTTTTGAGTTTGCCGGAGGCCGAGGGCTTCCATTCCTTCGGAAGATACTCCCACAAATAGGGCTGTTGGTTTTGGATGCTGGCGGCTTCGGTGGATTGGAGGCACCAGACTTTTGCGCCGGGCTTTTCGACGAGGTGCTGCATGGCGCGGCGGGCGAAGTAGCGGGACTTGCCGGAGCGGTTGCCGCCGAGGATGAGGAGTTCGGTGACGCCTTTGGGGAATTTCTCGCGGAGGCTGTCGTAGGCGGAATCGGCTCGCTGCCAGGCGGGGTTCAGCCAGCCGTAGCGCCACGGGTCTTCGACCATGCGGGCGATTTGCTCCTCGCGCTCGCGGTGGATGGCGAGAAGTTGAGCCTCGGTGGCGGCGAGCTTTTGGCCTCGGTAGCGGACAACGAAGGAGCCATCGGCGCGGCGGCCTTCGACTTCGATGGAGGGGATGACGGGGTTGGGGGTTTGGGGGATCATTTGACCACAGAGGACACAGAGGGCACAGAGGAGGATTTGAGTTCGGATTCGCGGAGGCTCAACCAGGCCACGGCCTTTCCGGCGTCGCCGACATCTTCGGGGGTAATGCAGAGGTCGGAGATGATGCCGTGGTCTTGGAGGAGATTGAGGGCGTGGTCGGGATCGAACCGGCGGGCGGTGAGGTAGTCGCGGAGGGAGTTCATGGCTTTAGGGATTGCAGGAGGCGGCGGAGGCGAATGTTGACGATGATGCGGATCAAGTCGCGGTAGGGGCCGCGATATTCGGATAGGCCATGGCGCTTGATGTCGTTTTGGAATTCTTCAAGGTATGTCATGCGGAAACGAAGGCGGCGATGCGGGTGAGCCAACGGCTGGGGGGCTTGGGCTTGGGCTTGTAGCGTTTGCTGGCTGGTTTTTTAGGCCACGGATACCGCCCTGTTGCGGGCGCTTCAAAGGTGTAAAAGCGGTGCCCGGCGGGGCACTCGCGCAGGCGGTGGACTCGATGCCCCTCCGTCCGGCAAGCGGCCACGCTGGTCTGGGCTTGGCAGGTGGGGCAGGTCATTTGGCGGCTTCCCTGCGTTGCTCCCATGCGTTTCGGTAAAAGCGAACATCCGCCATGAGCACTTGGTTGGACTCCGACATTTGCTGTGCCAGCTCCCGCGCTGCGTCGCGCTCTTCGGCGAGTTTATTGACTGCCAGCACATGCTCGGTTGCAAGGTCGTCGTATTGCTGCCTCGCCTCGTCGCGCTCGCGCCTTGCTTCAACAACAAACGCCGTTCTCGCCCCGTCAAGCCCACGCCGAAACTCTAAATCTGCCCGCGCCTCGTCGCGCTCGCGCTCCATGCGGCGGCACAATTCAGCGGGAACCGTTGCACACGAATAGAATCCAATGTGTCCGGAAACTTTGGCGTCCGTCTCAGGGGTGTCGCTCATTTCGCGCCCTCCTGGCGCATGATGGCGCGGAGCCCTTTGATGACGGCTGTGAGTTCTTCCACTTGCTCCCGCGCTGCGTCGCGTTCGCGCTCCAGCCGCCGGGCGAGGGCGGCGAAATCCGGGATCTTTTTGCTGCGGCCTTTCAGCCAATCGGCCAGGAGTTTGTCGGTTTCGGGGGTGTCGCTCATAGGTGGGGTTCCGGTGGGAGGTTTTGGAAGTGCCCGGCTTTGACGACGAGGCGGCGGGCGTTTTCCATGAGGTCGAAGTAGATTTCCTGCTCGCCGATGTCGCGGGTGTATTCGGGCGGGCGGACATAGGTGAGGATGGCGCGTAGGCTGGCGGCTAACTCGGTGGCGAGTCGGCAACAATGCGCGACGCCGGGGTGGTCCTGCCACTCGCGGCGGCAGGCGGGACAGGCGATGGTGGGGTCGATGGAGTTTTTCATTTGGTGGGTTTGGGCTTGGCGGTTGGCGGTGGCGGAAAGTCGGCCCAGTGGAGGACTGCGGCTTCGATGCGGTCGCCGCTGACATAGCGCCAGGTGTCGGCGTCGAGAAAGCCGGTCCAGACTTCGCCATCGGCGAGGTGGACGAGGACGGTGAT